CAAGCGGAACAATCCACACCAATGGTTGCTGACGAATGACATACCCGCAAGGCACGAACGCTAGGTTGATCGAGGTTGCAGCCGCTGAGGTTGGAACAATTGAGGAAGGCGACAACCTGACAAAGTACGGCAAATTTACAAAGGCAGACGGTTTGCCGTGGTGCGGTTCATTTGTCAATTGGTGTGCAAATGAAGCGGGCGTCAAGATTCATTCAGTGGTTGGCACTGCACAAGGCGCACACAAATTTAAGGAAATTCAGCGTTGGTCAAGTATGCCACAACTAGGTTACTTGGCGTTCATGGACTTTCCGCATGACGGCGTTGATCGTATTTCACACATCGGAATTGTTGTGGGACTGATCGATTCAAAGACTTGCTTAACGATCGAAGGAAACACCAGCGGGACAGGCGACCAGCGCAATGGCGGAATGGTTATGGTGAAGGTTCGTTCGTACGGGGCAGGAAAAGAAATCGTGGGTTTTGGAATTCCAAAGTTCGTTCCGTATGCGGGCGAATTCCCAACGGTTGCAGTTCCAACTTCGGGAGACAAACCAAAGAAGGAGACAAAAAAATGGACAAAGCCAAAGCCTTAGCAGCGTCATGGGCGCGCTCATTTATGGCAGCAGCACTTGCGCTTTACATGGCGGGAGTTACTGACCCAAAGACACTTGCAATGGCAGGTGTTGCAGCGGTTGCACCAGTGATCTTGCGCTGGTTGAACCCGCAAGATAAGAGTTTCGGGTTAACGGGGAAGTAGCCCGAAAAGTCGCGGCGGCATGGTTGGTTTGGGCACTTGCACTAACCATGTCCGCTTGCGGCTATGACGGCTGGGTGCGCTATGAGTGCCAAGAATTCGAAAACTGGTCAAAAGCGGAATGTCAACCCCCCGCATGTATCCCGACTGGAACATGCACTGACGACCTACTTGGAATTGAATCGAAACAGACCCGCACGCCGTAAATCGCCTGAAGAAATCCACGCGCAACTCATTTTGATAATTGGTTCAACCCTTGCCGCGGTGTTTTTAGTGGTAACCGTCGGCATAACCTACGCGCTGATTTTTGTCACTCAACCAGTCAGTGCCCAAGCACCCAACGACGCAGCCTTTATTGATCTTTTGAAAACACTGGCAATTTTTCTGACTGGTTCGTTGGGCGGCGTACTTGCTGGCAATGGACTGAAATCCAAACCAAAGCCGTTAGACACGCCGACAAACACGCAAGGTTCTTGACCGCGCGCCGATCATGCGTCACCCTGAGTTCAGGTGGTAGTCCTACCGCCAAGAATCGGGAGAATTCAAAATGGTACTTGATTTATTAGACCCAGAAACGTTGGGTCGTTTGGTGCTTGCAATCATTCTTATGGTCATTTCAGCCGCTGCTGGATACGCAAAAGGCTTTAAAGAAGGCAAGCGCGAAGGCATGGCGCGACGTAAGGCAATGGTTCGCCACATGAGCAACAAGGCGGTCAACTAATGGGGTTCTTGGACAATTACGAGGCTTCACGCGAAAGACTAGAACGCTGGAATCGCACATTTCCACTTGGACGCATTGAAACGCGCATTGTCGAATTTAGTGCCGAAAAAGGTTATGTCTTAATTGAAGCAAAAGCGTTCCGAAATGACACTGATCTGCACCCAGCGGGTATTGATTTTGCTTATGGCTATCAAGGCGCGTACCAGCCCAACATGCGCCGTTGGTTTGTCGAAGATTCGACAACTTCAGCAATCATGAGGGTGCAACAACTTGTCATGGGCGGTGCTGAGAGAAGCACACGGGAAGTCATGGAACAGGTTGAAAAGACACCAGCCAAAATTGCCAACACAGATTCGACGGATTATTGGACGACCAAATTTGGAGACGTGCCGAGTTACAAAACCGCCGCTGAAGCCGAGCAATCTGGTATCCCTTCATTTGGGTCAAGCATGGACGAAATTGCCAAGCAATTGGGCGGCGAATTGGTACAGGAAGCACCGCAGTGCAGTCACGGGCACATGATCTGGAAACAGTCACACGAAGGCGCGCCAAAGTCTTGGGGCGGTTACTTTTGCACTGAGCGCACAAAGGCAACGCAATGCACACCGCGTTGGTACGTCCTTCGATCAACTGGCAAATGGGAACCCCAAGTATGAGTGACTTTATCGAAATCATTTATCCACAAACCATGACGGCAAAACTTATGGAAAACGGTGAGGTAATCGCAGAATACAAAGTTGAGCAATGCGACAAGTGTTCAATGCTGACAAAGTTCGACGCTTTTGGCTACCAAAAAGGCTATGACCGCGGCGAAAAGATAATTTGGTTTTGTGCGGGTTGCAGATGAAAATGACATTGACGCGTGAAGAAGAATTTACATGTCATCAAGCGGCATTGCATTTAGCAAGCAAAAACACGGATTATTGGCAAACCCGTGAAGGTGGTTATTCAATGGACAAACCCTTGCATGACCTGATCGCACAGGACGCACAAAGCATTGGTAGCGAATGGGTCGTGGCAAAATACTTAGGTGTTGAATTTGACCCGTTTGAACAAAAGGGCAAAGTCAAAGCCGACGTTGGCAGTCATTTTGAAGTTCGTTGGACTAAGTATGTTGCCGGTCATTTAGTTGTTCACGAATACGATCGACCTAATGACGTGGCAATTCTGGTAACTGGTGAATCTCCAAACTATTTCATTGCGGGTTGGATTCCCATTGCTATGGCAAAGCGTCCCAAGTATCGACACACCAAACAACCTAACTGGTGGGTGACACAAATAAACTTGCAGCCAATTGAGAATTTACGGAGAAGCAATTATGGACACAGTTCAGTTTGAGTGCCGAAAATGCAAAAAGATCACAAAGCAGTTAATTCACAGGATTACCGACAACCTTCCAGAAGGTGTGGAAGTGATTCAATGCACCAAGTGCGAAGTCATGGGGGTTGCACAGATAGGAAGTTTCAATGCCAATCTATGAGTTTGAATGCACAGTGTGCAAAATCCGTGTTGAAGTGGATAAGTCAATCCACGACGAAAACCAACCAATCTGCTGCGGGGCAAACATGAGCCGAAGGTACTCAACCTTTGGAATTCAATTCAAGGGTAAAGGCTGGGGTCATCAATGAAAAGTTATCCACAACAGTTATGCACAGGGGTGCAAAAGGTGTGGGACACGCCCAACGTCATGCGTGAAGTTATTCAATCGTTGACAAAGGCGATACGATTTCTTCGCGAGAAGCGAACCGCGTTGGCGGTTAGTTCGCTGAAGCGCAGAAAACGGTTTGGGGCGGGTATTGCCATTTTGGCGGTTACTTCGATAACAGGGATACAAAACGCCAATGCAGCCAATTATTCAATAGACCATTTGAAACTTTATGCACATTCAAGAATTCTTGATTACAAAGAATTTCAATGCTTCAACCGCATAATTACAAAGGAAAGTCGGTGGTCATACACTGCGCGGAACGGGTCGCACTGGGGGTTAGGTCAGATGAGATCAAAGCACTATGGAACACTTGACCCTTATCGCCAAATTGACGCAACGCTTCGTTACATTACAAAACGTTATCAAACGCCATGCAAGGCTTGGGCATTTCATCAGGAAAGGAACTATTACTAATGGCAAGCGCACTTCGGGACACTGGAAGCACTAGCCAATGGCGAAAGATAAGGCAACGAATCTTGAATCGTGACGGGCACACTTGCCAAGCGTGTGGAATGGAAGGTAACTCGGTCGATCACATAATTCCAAGACAACACGGTGGAAGTGATGAAGACTGGAATCTTCAAACATTGTGCGTTTCATGCAATTCAAGCAAGGGGGGTAGGTTTTTTAGCGGCAGTTTGACACCCCTGACCCTTCCTGTATTACATTCCCCCAAAAACGATTCAAAGAGCCACGAAAATGACTGAAAAGGTCATAGAAGGTCACCAACCGACCGAAGAAGGCTTAAACGGGCTTCAAACGGTTTTGGGTAGGGACACAGAAGGCGAAAACACGCTATTTGGCGTTCAAACGCCCAGAATTCACACGCCATTGAACGATTTACCGTCACGCGGGGGTGAATTGGTCGATCTTGCGTCGAGTTTGGGCATTGAACTTATGGAATGGCAGAAGTTCGCGCTTATTCACACACACAAAGTCAAACCCGACGGCAGGTGGGCGACCCCTGTGAATACAATCGTCGTAGCAAGACAACAAGGGAAAAGTTTTTTACAGTTAATCAGAATCATGGGTGGTCTTTTCCTATGGGACGAAAAACTGCAAATAGGTTCGGCACACCGCTTGTCCACGTCACTGGAACAATTCAGGGCAATGGTTCAAATGATCGAAGGCAATGACAACTTAGCAAAACAGGTCAAAAAGATTCGCTGGCAACACGGTGGCGAAGAAATTGAGACCATGACTGGCAATCGGTTTATTGTGCGTGCGGGCGGTTCGGCTGCTCGCGGCGTTTCTAGACCTTCGACAATCCATTTGGACGAATTGCGCGAAATGACGGACATTGAATCGTTTGCTTCGCTGCGCTACACCCTTATGGCGGCGCAAAATCCAATGGTCATGGCGTACACGAACGCGGGGGATTCTAGTTCAGTCGTGCTTAACGCGTTTCGCGATCGTGCCCTTGCAAGCATTGGCGGAGTGCAAGACGACATTGGTTATTTTGAATGGTCAGCACCGACTGACGAAATGAGCGTGGAGAACGCACGGCATTCAAACCCTTCAATGGGGTATTTGTTCCACCCTGACAACATCAAAAGCGTTTTGAACGACCCGCCTGACGTGGTAATGACTGAAGTTTTGTGCCGCTGGGTTGTTGCGATCAATAGCGCGGTCGATTCTGCGTCTTGGGGTAATTGTCTTGACAAAACCGTTGACCTTGACCCAGACAAACTCACATGGTTGGCAATTGACCTTTCACCAGATAGACGGCACGCAAGTTTGGTTGGCGCGCAAAAACTTGGAAGCGAAAAGTTTGTGGTTAAGTTACTTCACACTTGGACAAATGAATTGCAATTGGACGACAAAGCAATTGCAAACGAATTGGCAGATTACGCGCGCAAGTATCCAACCGAATACGTTCTTTATTCGAGAAAAACCAGTGGGGCGGTCGCAGCCCGACTTGCACCCGCAGGAATTCCCGTTTTCGACATGGACAACGCTTATCCGCAAGCGTGTGACGAAATGTTGTCGGCGATCAATAGTGGTCGCCTAAAACACAGGGGACAAAGTCAATTGAGCGAGGAAGTGTTAGCGGCGGTGCAATTGCGTCGTGGGGACGGCGGCTGGATTATAGGAAGAAGGGCGTCAAAATCGGTCGTTTGCGGTGCAGTGGCAGTCAGTCTCGTTTCACACTTCGCGACACGCCCAGAGAATGATCTTGACATCATGGTTGGTTGATCGTATAAGCCTGACACAATTTGGGCATGGGATTTCGTGATCTATTTACGCCGAAAGTTGAGGCTGCCGTTCCAGCCGAAACTTTAAACGTCGACGCAGCGGCAATTGCGCCTTATTACACCGAAGTTGGAAATTTATTTTTATTCGGTGGAATCGTTACGGCTTCACGCGCCGAGGCAATGAGTGTTCCAACCGTTGCGCGTGCGCTTGGAATTATTCAAACAATTGCGTCATTGCCAATGCACACACGCAACGAGGCAACAGGCGAAAAGGTAACGCAACCGCGTGTTATCAATCAACCTGACCCACGAATTCCGGGGTCAACATTTTGGGCTTGGATTATTTCGGATTTGTTTTTCTTTCCTTCAGCGTATGCGTACGTTATGGACAGATACGCAGACACAGGAAAAATTCGCGCAATGGAACGCATTGCACCTGAACGCGTAACAATTACGACAAACGGCATGGGTTATGAAATTGCAACGTATTCAATTGACGGTGCGTTTGTTGACCCAGCCAACCTTGTTGTCTTTCAAGGTTTCCAAGAAGGTTTGCTAAGTCGCGCAGGTCGCACGATTCGCGCAGCCGCAGCGTTGGAACGTGCTGCAATGAATTTTGCAGTTGAGCCAATTCCACAAATGGTTTTAAAATCAAACGGCACATCATTGCCAGCCGATCGCGTTTCAAAGTTGTTGACCGCTTGGAAAACTGCGAGAGCGTCGCGTTCAACGGCATTTTTAAATGCGGACGTCACGTTGGAAACGCTGGGGTATGACCCAAAAAATTTACAGTTGAACGAAGCGCGCAATTATGTTGCACTTGAATTATCTCGCGCCGCTGGACTTCCAGCCTATTTCACCGACGCACAACAATCAACATTCACATACTCCAACGCCTTGGACAAAAGGCGTGACCTCGTTGATTTTGCGTTTAGAAATTACATGTCAATTATTGAGGAACGCCTTTCGTTTGCTGATTTCACGCCAGCAGGAAACAAAGTGCGTTTTGACCTTGATGATTTCTTGCGTGGCAATCCTTACGAGCGCGCGCAAGTTTATGAAATCTTAAATCGAATCGGCGCAATGTCGATCGACGAAATACGCGAGGAAGAAGACTTACTGCTATGAAAAAAGTAATCACACCAATGACAATCACCGCCGCTGATTCAAACAGTCGCACAATCACCGGTCGCATTGTTACATTCGAGGAAACTGGCAACGCTTCAATTGGCAAGGTTCAATTTGCAGCGGGTTCAATTGAACCAACGGCAGTTTTGCTTAATCTCGAACATGATCGCACACGTCGCATTGGCAAAACACTTTCAATTGAAT